CATTCCTCAAATATGCCCCCAGCGCCACCGGGGTAAAATCCAACAGGGGCTGGGATTGGAAACCTCAGATCAGAAGAAATGGTGCTAGTATCCCAAAGGTTTTGCGAAGCTGCATTGAAGAAGCTTCCTGTTCTGAAATAGGCCGCTGCACCGGTATAAGCGTCATCATCATAAACAAGTGAAGTGGTGGCATTAATCGCAATAGCTCCGTGAAGGTGCTGCCAATAATACCTGAAGCCCTTTTCAGTGTTATTGCTAGGCGCATAGATCTTCCAAGTCCGCAAACCATTAACTTCTTCTTCATTGGGTGGCTGCGTTCCTCCTGTGTGCCTTTCGGTCTTAACATACACTAGCCCATTATATTGAACATAGAAGGGCTGATTTTCCGCATCAGTCCATTGGGGCGGGACTGTGCTGCTGGCCGGATAAAACCCTGATGGGTATTTGTCAGACATTGAACCAATAGAAAAAGGCAGCGTCTTGTCCGTAACCCTGCCGGCCAACGATCAGGCTTTGGCTGACAAGCTGGCTGATAATCAGGCTGTTTTCATTCTTAGTTATGCTAGCAATGGCAAGGTGTCCTTCCGTCTTGGTGTTAGCCGGGACTGTGTTTGCAAATCCAATGTCCACAGTGGCCGGGAAAACCTGACCTTCAGCCCTAGTAACCTTTACGAAAACAAAGCCACTAACACTGATGTTCAGCTTAGGGCGATTGTTAGCGTCTAGATAAGTGCCTGAGATCTTGGGCATAACCCCATTGACAGACCCCGGCCAGACACTGACAGCAGGGTTTCCGTTGTTAGGATTGCTGAAGACTTCTAGCGGATGCCTTCTGCGTCCCGGCTGGTCAATCTGCAAGGACACATTCCGGCTGTCGGATGTGAAAGTGTATCCGTCCCCAACTTGGAGTTTCTGACTCATCAGTTATGCGCTTGGTAAATGAAGCTATGCCAGCCACCAGATGCCACCCGGAAGGTATATCTAATCTTATAAACATTGGCAAACTGTTCATAGTTAACACCGGTCATAAAACCATACCGGATGTGATACTTGCTGACAGGTGACAGGATCTTAGGGATCACTATATTTTCTGAACCCGGGATGGTCTGGAAAGTCTTTCCGTTCATCTGAAGATTAGACAGCAGCACTTCCCGGCTGTTTGTGTAATAAGTCCCTGTATATTGCAGATCAGGGACATAGTAAGATTTGATGCCCACTAGGGAATAATTCATAGCATCAACATTAGACTCGGGGAAAGACTGCGTAGCTTCATCCCATCCAAGATCCTTAAGTGGCTTATTGGTATCCCCAACCCGGCCTTTATAGAAAAGGGGGTGCGTCTTGATTGGCTGAGTATTCAAGGCAACATCACCTGTAACCTGCACCTTGGTCATATTGCCTGAAGATAGCCCTACATATTCAGCAGTTACAACGGCAATGCCGTTTTCATTGATGACATAGGAAGCCCGGTGACAAAGCAGCCGGCTGTCTTTAGGGTGTGCCTCATTCTCTTTAGGCTTCTTCCCTTCAACAAACAAGGCATCAACCTTGAATGTAAGCCGGGAGGTAAGCAGACCAAACCCATCATTTTCAATTACCCATCCGGGTTGCAACTGAAGATCAGTAGTCCGGCTGCCTTTGATAAGCTGAGACATAATTAAAGAGTAATGGTGTTTTGGTTAGGTTCTTTTGTGAAGTCCACCCCGGGGCGCTTGTTTTCATTGAAGCCATTATTGAGCTTTTCAAGCTCACCTAAAATCTTCTGTTCAACAGTCAGGCTTTCCTTCTGGTAATCTACCACAGGGGAAGAAGCACCGGGGACAAATTCACCGGCAATAGCACCCCCGATTTCACGCAAGCTGGAAACAGTGAGCTTGTTAGACTTCTCAGCAGACTTGGCCGCTTCCTTGGCTGCGTCATCCTTCCCCTTCTGCTCAGCGTCCAGCAGCTCGGCCAGATCCTTCCTGCGCTTCTTCAGGGCTTCCTCAGCTTCCTTGGCGCTATCGGCATCAGCCTTAGCCATTTCAGCTTCAACAATCTTCAGGGCTTCCTGATTGAGCTTAGCCATTTCTAGATTGTGAAGCTCAGCTGCCTTTTCCCGGTTGGCTGCGTCTTCAGTCTGACTTTTGGCTAGGCGCTTCCTTTCTTCCACATTCTTAAGGGCTTCCAAAATCTGTTCGTCAGTGGCCAGCGTTGACTTGGTGAAAACATCAGCTTGCCGGTATCCACCTTCAAAGGTTGGGGTGCGCCGATAGCCGGCCTTATTTGCCTCAGCTTCACTGCCAAACCTTTGCTTCATTTCTTCTTCAGTTAGCCGGCTTGGGTTAAGCCTTTGGTATTCTGCAATAACTTCAGGGTCATTCCGGGCTTCATCAGCTGCCACTTCTTTTGCCTTTTGAGCAAGCTTCCGGTTTTCTTCCTGTTTTTCCCTAAGCTTCTTACGCTCAATCAGTGAGATTTCATCCTGAGAAATCCCGGGGTCTTCACCATATCCTTTAATGATGTTATCCGCTTTGGTAAGCAGCGGGATTAGCTCAGCTGCGTTAGTGCCAAGCATTGCCGTAGCTATGTGTCACCCATAGCCTTGATTACTTCAGTAGGCTTAAGAAGACCGGATGCGATCTGTTCAGCTGAGAAGCCCAAAGCCTTAAGCATCTTTTCCTGCTCAGTTCCGCTTTGTGTGGCCTGTTGGATAATGCCTGTGATTTCCTTAAACAGTTTTCCTACCTTATCAACGGAAGCACCGGAAGCATCAGCAGCTTGTTGGAGTCTAAGGAATTCATCTGCCGTAACCCCAATGTCAGCAGCCTTCTGGCCAATCACTGAATAGGTATCAAAGGCTTCCTGAAGCTTCTTCTTATGTTCAGCAATGGCATCAGTAACATAGCCAATGGCAGCTTGCACCAAAGCCATAGGGCCGGCAAAGGAAAGGAAGCCTTTTGCCAAGTCTTTCCCTAGGTCTTGGATCTTCTTTTGAACAGTGCTGACCGCCTGTGAAGCTTGGTCTTTTGCTGAAATGGTGAATTCTAGTCCGTCTGCCATAAGGTTTCTTTAGGTTGCCACTTAGTCAATTGGCCGGCTTCTGGCTTTCCATATCAGCCTTAAGCTGGTCAATCAGTGTTTCATCATCCGTTGTAAGGATTTCGAGCTTAGCGCCGGCCTGAATATTAAATGCCGTGGATAGCCAGATTGCCTTTGCTTCAGGTATGGTCAGGGCATCTTCATAGCTCATCCCATTACGGATCAGGGTAGCTAAGACGCATAGCTGCCAAGGCATCTTTTCAGATGAAGATCCCACTTCCTTCCTTTCATAAAACCTAGGGAATGTGTCCGGCTGGTTGAAATACCGGACAAAGGCTAATGAAGCCTGTGCAAATAATTCTTTGTTCAGGGTAAGCCTTACCCCTAGCCACTTGTCCCAAAGGCTGAAGTGGTCTAGGCTTTCCTCAGCACAGATCTTAAGCGCAATCAGCAGATCAGCCGGGGTCAGCTCCTTTTCAGCTTCTAGGTAAGGGCTTGAAATTCCTTCTAAGAAGATCCGGTGCTTAAGGCAGAAAGGCTTAAGCTTCTTCCCTAGGATGATAGTCCTAGCCGGGGTAAGAAACGCATTAAAAAAACGCTGGTCAGCCATTGTGCTAACCAGCGTCTTTTAAATCAAAGGACTGTCAACCCGGCTTAGGTTGTGATGTTTTCAAAGGAAATAGCAGTGATGCTGACACGCATAAAACCCTTTGCCTCACCACGCTCTTCAACCTGCGTAATATGTCCATTGGCAAAGGCAATACCATTGCCGGTAAAGCTCAGGGTGTCACCCGGCTCTTGGGCATATGTTGTGGGAACAAGTCCTTCAATGGTCAGATTAACACGCTTATCAGAATAGCGGACAGCGATCACTTCCCCGACAGAATTTGTGACTTCATCAGCATTAGCCCAAGACTTAGTTACTGTGTAGCTTTGGACTGTAAGGCCGGTGACAGTGCCACTGACTCCATAAATATGAGCTGTTCCTTTGGTTGTAGAAGACACGATTTTAGGGGGTTAAATTTTATTGAGTTAGGCTTTAACTATGCACCCCAAGTCAAATACCCCCTAGGGCTTCAGACCGGGGATAGCACCATCAGCACATCATATTCTAGGGATGTTGTGAAAGCCCTTTCACCCGGCTTGTAATTGATTGAAGAAAGGGTGGTGTCATAGCAGCTAGCATCCCCAATGGCAGTGAACGCTGCCCTGATCTTGGACACATTATCTACAACCCCCATCACATCCTGTGTTCCGTTCCGGTGTGTTGTTTCCGTATCATCATCAATGTTATTAACCACCCCGATTGAAACCTTGCACAAATAGTTTCCCAACCCCTGTGCAATGTCAGGGGCTGGCTGTGCCGTTTCACAGGCAACAATGATAGCCGGAAGGGTAAGCTCACCGGTGTCTTCACCCCGGTAGATGGTATAGGCGCTAAGCCCGGGTTCAGCTTGAAGGGCAGATTTAACGGCATCTTCAACAATGTTCAGTGGGGACTTTGAAGGCATAATGGTTAGATTGGTGATTGGTTTCTATTGGCCTTGGCAATGGCAGCACGCATAAAGTGCTTAAGCCTTTTGGTCATCTTCCCAGCCCGGACAGATAACACATAAACTTCAGTCCCGGCTAGGTAGGCTACCCCGAAGATGTTACCCAAATCATTGCGGATGGTCATTATAACCTGACTGCCACCGGCAGCCACAAATTCATCTAGGCCGACAGACCCGCTGCCGGTCTTATGCCGGGTGATCCAAGATGGTAGCTTGCGCAGTCCAAAATTCTTAGGGACTCCATTGATCATAGGTTTGCCAATCTTATTGATAGCATCAACCCAGCCAGCCTTCATATAGCCAACCCTTTCCTGCCGTTTCTTGATATAGGCAGCAATCAGCTTCTGGTCAGCAAAGGCAGGGGCTTCACCTTTCACCCCACCATTGACACCCCGGCCACCATTCTTGCGGATGCGTCCCCGGTAGTTAGCCCTAATCCTTTCGTGCCTAAGCTTCAGCTCACTTAGGTTTTCAATCACATTGAACCGGGTTGAATTACCATAAAGGCTTTTAGCTCTTTTAAAAGCCCGGTCTTGATCTGCGTCTTCCCAGATTGCCTTGATCACACCTGACACATTGGGGGGCTTGCCGGCCTTCCATTTGTTAAACTTCTGCCTAGCGTTGGCCTTGCTGCTTACGGCAGCTTCTAGATTTTTGGTGTCTGAAGTAACAGTTAGTTTAATGTCATTTTCTACGGCATAATTACCCCACTTCTCAGCAATCTTCTTATCACCTTTACCACCGGAAGCGCCGTCAATAGGTGGGCTATAATTGATAGCTTCCCGGGCTGTTAAAGCCCCTTCCTCTTTTACCAGATCAACAGTAAGCTGGTGGGTATATCTAGCAAAATCCTTATAAACCTTAGCTAGACGCTGGCTTAGGCTTTGGTTAACTATAATTTCAACATCAGCCATTAGTGCTGATCTGCGTCCTGACAGCCAAGCTTCACCCAGCCTGAACCCGGCTTGGTGCTTTTAGACATTATCCGGTAAGTCCTGCCATCCCAAGTAAGCTTCTTACCAATGGCCATATAGCTTGCAGCTGCCAGCGCAGCAGGGGTGGCCGGGATCTTAACCATAGCGTCAATGCGATCCATTACGCCCCCAAGCTCCAAGGAAGGGCTAAGGGTGGCATCTTCAATCATACAGGCATAACTAACCGCATTGATGGTCACAGTCTGGCCGGCCTCAGCAGACATTGCCACAGCATCGGCCAGCTTCATAGCTGCAAAGGAAGCATCCATTACAAATGCACAGGCTGACAAATTGCCCACCCCCGGCTTGCCGGCTAGGATTGGCTAGGAAGCCTTTGGGTTAGCCGGCAGGGGTCTGGCTAGGCCGGCAACAGAAAGACCCCACTAGGGGCTTCCTAGTGGGGTCTGGTGCGTCCTGCTGGTTATTCTGGGTTTCTTTCGTTCCGGTGGTGGTATTCAATAGCCCACTGATCTGAGTCGGCCACTTTGAATAGTCCGCACCTTGCGTGACCCCAGCTGTCGTTAGACCCTTCACAGATCCACTTCACAACAGCTTCAGCCTGTTCCTTCTTTTCATAGAAGGCAAGGTGAAGGCTGTAACCCTTAGACTGCCTGACGGCAGGGAAGGGGCAGGGTGGATGTTCAGGGCTTTGGCGGTTTGTCATTGTTGTTTGGTTTGGTATCAGCACCCCGGCTGGCCGGGTTGCCAAAGTGAAAGCAGGACTGACAAGGAACAGGTGGCAGATCATCTACCACTGTTTAACATCATAGCAGATAATTTGATTTAGTCAAGCAAACGATTTTAACGCATCCGGAAAGTGGACACAAAAAAGCCCCACCATTTCTGGCGGGGCTTGTATCAGTAAGCTTATCAGGCTTAGGCGGTCTTGATGCGCTTGCCGGCTGTGCCTCGGGCTTTGGACACACCAAAGCGCATTGTGGCAGTAAGGCGAACAAGGCCGTCATCACCCTGCGAGCGCAGCACCTGAACCGAAAGACCAGAAGGATCAGTGGCTGTGGAGACTTCACCCGGGAACATACCGGCATAAGGGGCAGCCATACCAACCGCCAAGGCATCAGCGCCACAGGCAAACGCACCAAGGTTTTCGCCATTGGCCGGCAGGTCTGTGAATTCAAACACTTGGAAGCCGGAGATCGTGCCGATAAGACCGGAGCTGATGAGGGAGGACTGACCAGCGCCATTGAAGGGAGCTGTAAGGGTGGCATCCTTACGGAGCGCACCGGCATAAGCGCCATTGACCAGAAGGCAGCGGGGATCACCGGCCTTAGCGTCATTCAGGTCTGTGTTCAGATCAACAACCTGCGCATAGTTGAAGTTAGCAGCAGTCACAACTTCATTGGCACTGAAGTTAGCATTGATGAGGGTAGCACCGATTTCAGCGTGAACCTTCTTCACCAGCTGATTAATGGCTTCAGGAACGAAAGCCCGGGCAAGGTATTCTTCACCATATTCGCCCACTTCATCAGGGGTAAATTCCTTGGTGCTGTGCAGGTGCTTAAGGGTGACTGTAACGGCAGTCAGGTTAGCGTCATCCGCTTCCCGGTAGCCGCCATTAGCCTTGTTGAATTCCTTAGCAGCGCCACCGGAAACAAGGCTGACCTGAATAGTCTTGCCGACAGCGTTAGTGCTGAGGTTCTTGCTGAAAGCCGAAAGGACACCCAAGCGACCAACAAGGCCGGGAAGGATCATTTCGGAAAGTGCCGCCGGAGCAGCAGAGAAGGTATTAGCCATAGTAGTATTTTATTGGGTTAGGTAAGTTAAGTGTAGGTTAGGAAAGATTAAGAGGATCAAGGGTGGCCTTATGCTTACGGAAGTAAGCCTGTTTATCAGCGCCAGCCGGCATCTTAAGGAAGGTAGCCCAAATGCCCTTGGCATCAGTGACTTCTTCAGAAGCCAGCTTGTCAGCCGGGGAAACATCAACCGGCTTCATACCAAGGCT